ACAAGCAGCAGCAGAACAAGCACAACGTAGAGCAGCAGAACAAGCAGCAGCAGCAGAAGCACAACGTAGAGTAGCAGAACAAGCAGCCGCAGCAGAAGAAGCACAACGTAGAGCAGCAGAACAAGCAGCAGCAGAAGAAGCACAACGTAGAGCAGCAGAACAAGCAGCAGCAGAAGAAGCACAACGTAGAGCAGCAGAACAAGCAGCAGCAGAAGAAGCACAACGTAGAGCAGCAGAACAAGCAGCAGAAGCACAACGTAGAGCAGCAGAACAAGCAGCAGAAGCACAACGTAGAGCAGCAGAACAAGCAGCAGCAGAATTACTTGCTATTAAAAATGATATATTAATAAAAATAAATAAATTAGGTAGTATTAATAAAGAAATTGATGAAAAAATTAATTTAATATTTCAAATCCCAGAAAAATATTTAACAAATACTGAAATTAATAAAAATATTACTAAAACTGTTGATCTTAATAAAGAAAAATCAAAGGATATTACAATATTAAATCCAATAATTGAAAATTATAATAGTGTAAGTGATATAAAAAACATAAAAGGCGTTCAAACTACTATAAATAACTCGATTGATAAATTTAATAAATATAAAACTGACATTGATATTATATTTAATTTAATTAATCAAGAAGTTGAAAATGAACTAGCAAGAGAACAAGCTGCTCAACGTACTGAAGAAGCACAACGTAGAGAAGCAGCACACATAGAAGCACAACGTATACTAGCAAACGCATTACTTAAAGGAGATAAAAAAGTAGAAGCACAACGTAAAGAAGAACAACGTAAAGCATACGAAAAAGCATCAAAAGAAGCAAGAGAAATAAGAGAACGAGAAGCAAGAGAAAAAGAAGCAAGAGAAAAAGCAGCAAGAGAACAACAAGCAGCAAGAGAACAAGCAGCAAGAGAACAACGCGTAAGAGAACAAGCAGAAATACAAAGACGAGTAAATTTAAATAATCCTGAATGTGATTCAAGTGGATTATTGATGCGAAAAGCATGCCCAAATAATTATCTATGTGCAACACATAAACTTAATCCAACTCTATGTAGTAATGATCATAGATGTATTTATTCAGCAGATCCATCGAATCTAGGATGTTATGATAAAAATGATATTAAAAGTATACCAAGACCATTTGGTGGTGGTAGCAGAAGAAGCCAAGAATATATTAAATATAAAAAAGAATATTTAAAATTAAAAAAAGAATTAAAACAATTACATAAATAAACTATTTCTCTAACTCTGATAATTTCCAAATTTCAAATTTGCCATTTGGAAGTTTTCTCTTAATTTTGAAAGGAATCATATTATGTTTTAACTCTAATTCAGCAATTTCTGTTGGAGTTTTATTTTCAACACCTTTCACCAATATATTTGCACCCATCATAATTTGTTTTGCACGTATACCAATGATACGAACTCTCTCATACTTTGTTAAACGACCACTTGATAATCTACTATTATTATCAACTTGTTCTTCCTTTTCATCATAATCTTCCTCAAAGTCAATGTTATTATATAAACAATCATTCTTTACTACAACTGTTTTCTTTACTGCTTTTTTACGTGTAACTTTTACTTTTTCTTCTGTTTCTTCATCTACTTCCGCTTCTTCTTCGGCAGCTGCTTCATCTGCTTCATCTTCAATTTCTTCTTCTGATTCGACATCAGACTCAACTGCTGCTTCTTCTTCATTATCCTCTAATTGACTAAATGTTCCAGAAATAATATCACTATCTGTTGTATCTGATTGATTATCATCATTTTCATCATATTCTTTATCATCCTTTTTAACTTCTGGGATATCTTCTTTTTTCTTTTCTATTTTAACATTTTTTTTAGGAGGCATACTTATATTATTAAATAATATTTATATATAATATTTAATAATCAATTTTTAATAATCAATTTTTATAAATTAAATTAACCAATTTGTCTTACAATTTGTACACATATATCTCGTTAAATATCCAGATCCCTCTCTAAAGAATATTGCTTCCTTAACCTTTAAATCTTTATGAGATATACACTTTTCATTATGACAAATATAATCTTTTGTTCTCGGTAAAGTTGGATCTTGGCATTTATATTCTAAATTAACCTCGCGAATACCAGTACTTTCAAGATTTGTACTCAAGATAATAGTTTTTGAATCAATCGTATATGATGAATTACAGTTGTTGCATATTAAAAATACATCAAAATTATTCTTCTTAGTTGAAATAACATCATACAAATTAATTAATTCAGTAACCTTCTCAGGAGTTTTCTTAAATTTTAATAATAGTTTTTCTCTTAATGAATCACGGTCTATTTTGATATCAACAGTTTGATTTGCTTCATTCATATCATGCTTAATATAATTCAAGAATGCTTCTAAAGTAGCAATCTTATAATGATTTTTCTCATTCTCATCTAATTGTTTTTTAGTAATATTTAAAACATAATTACACTTTTTACAAAAATTCATTTATATATATTATTTTATAAACTTTATATAATATTTTAGTTAATCAATTTTTTATTACGTATAATATATAAAATGTCAACTCTTGAAAACATTAATATATTTTTAAAAGAACGCTCATATATATGTGCATTAATTACAGCAACAATTGCATATATAATATTATTGTCAAATACTCGATCAATGGGAAATCATAAAAATAAAGATATAAATTCATATTATGCTGGAAATATAACTGTAGCAGTATTTTTATCAATTGCATTAGCATTCATTATAATACATCACGGAATGCAATATTTTAAAATTTCTATTGAACCAGTTGAATAATAAATTTTTTAATTATATTATAATATAATTAATGAATAAAGAAAGAGAATTATATAATAAAATAAAATTTTTTAACATCATAATACCTCCACCAATACAAATTATAAAAATACCAATTGTAGAAAATAAACAAAGAAATATATCAACTACAGAAAATACGTGTGGAAGATTTGCCAATCATTTTATTAGAAATATGGCATCTCATATATTAGCAAAAAAATATAATTTAAAATTTATTTATTCTTATTATAATGAAATTAAAGAATTAGGAATAGATTTATTTATAGATGGTATAAATTCATATAATGAAACAATAGAAATTTATGATGCTAATTTAATGGAGTATATTAATAATATATCAATAAATAAAAATATTATTATGAATGATTGTTATCAATCAAAAGAATTTATTTTATATCTAAAAAAATATTTTGATGATAATAATTTATTTAATCAAGTTAAGATTAAAAATATATATAACTCAAAATATAATACCAATAATGATATGTTTGTTCATGTTAGGTTAGGTGATATATTAATCAGTAATAATAATTTACCATTTGAATATTATGATAATATTATATCAACAATAAAATTTGAAAATGGTTATATATCTTCTGATACAATTAATCACGAAATTTGTCAAAAATTAATAAATAAATATAATTTAATAAAAATTGAATTAAATGAAATACAAACAATTATGTATGGTTCAACATGTAAATATATTGTTCTTTCAGAAGGAACATTTTCATGGTTAGTTGGCTTTTTAGGAATATATTCAAAAGTGTATGTTCCAAAAAATAATAGATGGCATGGTGATATTTTTGTTCTTCCAGAATGGATTAAATCTTAATTTATGCATAACCATCTGCATGTACTTGTTCTTCTTGTTCATCATCATCATTAATAATTCCATTATTTGCGGTATCAATTTCTTGTTTAAATTTTACTCCATGTACATTTTCCGCAAGTTTTGGAACTTTTTCTATCATTTCAATTTTAAATTCACCCGATTTTATAGTTGTTTTAATATTTCTTGATGTATGAAACCATGCTTTAAATTCTTCGTATAACTTTGGCCATGTTAATTTATCTCTTGGATTTGTCGTAAATTCTAATCTATCATTAATAAAATGTTGATAGATATCTGATTTATCTTGATACATTTGAGTATACATCAAAACTTTTTGAGGCTCCACAATAGACTCACCCTTAACATTTTTTTCATAATGATTTATTAAAAATGATATTAATCCCTCTTTCCAATTCTCATTCTTAATTTTATCCCTCAATGTCTTATCCTTTTTTCTCTCATTCTCTTTTTTAGGATTATCAACAAATTTCATTTCCCATGGAGCAACACGAATACGTCTCCATGTACCACCATCATTTGACGGTATATCTGGAACTTGGTTACATAATAAAAACATCTTGAATTGAGGCTCAAATTCAAATGTTCTTTCATGTAATGTTCTTGTAGATATTTTTGCACCACCGGTTAATGATTTAATATATCCTACTTGTAAAACATCTGTATTCTCTGGCTCTTGAAATACCACAAATCTTTTTCCTTTTGTTCTCGCTAATTCTGGATTAGCAGTTGTAGCATCAGCTCTTTTACGTGTTAATAGTGTAATTTGAACTTCTACAGCATAATCATTTAAAGCAAGATGTAACATTTCAGCAGTGATTGATTTACCATTACTATTATGGGTTATTGTTCCATCTTCTAACATATATCTATGATTACCTGTAATTTCAAAACCATAATAATCATCTTCTTCTAATTTTTCAACTGTAATTTTAGATAATGGAATACAAGTCTTATACACTTTCATAATATCCTTATATATAACTGTATGATATCCAACTGAATGACATAATTTATTTATTTCATCTACAACTAAATCATTGTATTTATCTATTTTTATATATGTTCCCTCTTCTATAAGTGAATCTAATATTGTCATTCTTTTATTTAAACGCAATGTACGCGTATTTTTATATAAATTTTCATCTATATCAAATTCATTTATTCTTTTTCTAATAAAATCATCATTATAATGATGATTATCAAATATTGGCTTTTTATATCCATATAATATTTTTTTATATTTGTCATCCAAGCTTAGATATTCACTAACCTTCAAATCAATATAGTAGAAACCATCTATTAAATATATATTGATTAATCTATTCTTATACAAATCTGCTAAATACTTTGAATTTATTATTCTTAATGATAATACATGATCTTCATTTACTACATATGATGAATTAAAATCTTCTTGATTTATACGATACATCATTGATCTTCCATTAAATAATTCTTTTACAATTCTTTTCTTACTATCATCTCCCATAATACACTCCTCAACTTGAATATCCTCAACATTTCTGTAGTTGCCATCATACATTAATATTTTTGTTCCCTTAGCATGACATCCATTACCTGTCCAAATATGAAACTTTTCGTCTGGTATATTACCAACTAATGTAGATGATAATAGATCTAATACATATTTTTTCATATCATCGTTTGGCATAATTGAATTGAAATATGAACTGATTTCCTTTATACTTTGATTATTTTCATCATACTTGATATAATTTATTCCAGTAGTAAAACTCATAACATCTTCTGGTAATCCATCTCTAAATTGATGTTCCTTAAAATCATAAACACCATTGTTGAAAACAAGAACATATTTATTCTCATTAACTCTACTTGAAAATGTAGGATCGAAAAACATAGATTTACATTCTGTTATAATGTTATTTTTAAATGCTACATTTAATATTTTTTCATGAATTTTTTCAACTTGTTTTTTCTGTTTAAGCAATTCTTCAGCTTCTTTTTGAGTAATATTTGGTAACATCGACTTTACAAATAATGCCTTCTTTAATTTATCATATTGATTTGCCATTTCCTCATTCAATTTATTAAATATTGTATGACCTCCTTCACATTCTGCCCATCTATGATTTCTATATTCATACCAATTATTATTCTTTATATCAGAACAAATATAAATGAAACGATACATCTTATAAAATGCCTTTGCAACTGAATATGACGATCCATCTATACTTTCTACAATTGCTTCCTCTATTTTAGTCATTAGATATGCTGAATATTTATCTGGATTATCTTCACGAGCCCATCTATGTAATGATCCTAATGTAAAATTATTTGGTCTAAATTTTTCCCATTGTTTTTCACATTCTCCATCTTTAAAATTTATTGGTGCTAATTTACTAAACTCTATCCATGTTTCTAATAAACAATAATCAATATTGTGTAAACAAAAACCTAAATGTAACCACGATTCATATCCAATTGCTCTATCTGGTTTTAATAAATCAGTTAATTCTTTGGCAAATTTAATATCTTCCTGATTATTTTGTACTGTATATTGTTTTTTTCCGACCATAATACGTTTCTTATTTAATTTTTCATATGCTTCTAATATCTTCTTTTCATTCCATTCATCCTTTAAATCAGTCAAATCTTCCTTTCCAAATTTACGAATACTTAAAAATTCATAAATCATATCATTTTCATACGCTGCTTTATCAATAATTTTTAATTCATAATTATATACCTTTTTTAAAAGATACGGGGGAACTTCTGGTTTTTGACTACCATACATCATCCAGTTATTTGTTTCAATAACTGCTTTATCTATTATATCTTCCGTCTTATTTATAAATCCTAATCCCTCAAATAATTTAACCTCATTTATTTTATTAACTAATTCATTACGCATAACATATTGTAATTTATTACTTGCACAAATTTTTGGATACATTAAATGAATCCCATCCTTATAAAATGTTCCTTTGTCTGTAGGTTCTGCTTTTTCAAAAAAAAACACTAAAAATTCATCTTCTTCTGGCAATAAATATTGTAATATAATTTCATTATATATTCTTAAAAATGCTGGAAGAAAATCATCATATATACGTTTTCCCTGTAAATCTTTTTCTTTAGGATACTTAATATCTAAATCTAATAAAATTGGTCCTTGATTTCTGTGTGATTCAGATAAATATATTTCTTTTCCTTGTTTAATACCCTTTTTATAAAGATCAAAGAACTTTTCTTTGTCTTTAGGATCAATCAAGTATGATCCTTTTGGATCTCCAAGAGATGTATGAGAATATTCTTTTCCACGTTCAATCTTTCTTTCCTTAAGAAAGTCCTGTAAATTTTGAAAATGATCCAAATTTTCTTTATTTTTAAATTTATTATTTGCCATTAATAATATTAAGTAAGTTTTATTTAAATAGAATTTATTTTATTAAAAAAATAATTTGGTGATTAATATAAAATAATAATATTTTTTAGGTAATATCGTGGAAGTCATTTTTAGAAACTAAATATTTTTATTTCTTTATGACCATGCCACCATAAAACATTTTTTATTTATAATTTTATGTATAATTTTATGTACATTTTTTATCTATATATAATACATATAATATATATAGATGTCTGATTTAGTATTTGGAACAATTTTATCATTTATGGGAATACAATTATTAAAAACTGGTGTTGAAACATTCACAAATTACTTAAATATAACTCCCTTTGTTGGAGGAAAAAGAGATACAAACTTTAGTGAAAATAAAAGAGGTAATTTTACATATGGTGAATATCCTCCATGTTTTCAATATAGTTTTGAAGTTCAACAAATTTATGATAATTTAAAAAGAAATAATAAACTTAATGAATACCATCAATTATTAGATGTATATTCAATCTTATTATGTCAAAAATATCACGCAAGTTATAAAGAATGTAATATTGAGATGTTAAAAGATAGAATTAATGATGTTAAAGAAATGATGGGTAATCAATTTGATAAACCAAAACATATGACAAAATTGAGTAAATATGTCAAGTTAGATAATTCTGATGTATCAAACTTAATATTATATTCATTTGTTGTTATAGAGAAAAATATAAAAAAATTAAATGATGAATTAATCACAACATTTAATAATAGATTTTATTTAAATAATTTAGCAGAATTACAAATGCTATGTAGTCGCTAATATTATGTAGCTAATGTAAGGAATATAAATATTTTATTTGGTTTGTTGAACCTAAGATTTCATCTCTTAAATTTAATAAATCACTATCATTTTTTGGATCTAAATATTTTGGTAATACTTCAATGTAGTAATGAATCATTTCATCTAAAAATCTCATTCCATCTTCATCACTCATATTACCAATTTTTATATTAACTTCTGTAGGAAATGCGACTCTACCATATTTTCCAAAATATATTTCCATGAATTTATCAATAAAACCAGTTAAAGAACCAAGTAATTCATCTGATGCCTTGTGTCTTGCAAAACTTGTTGTTTGCCAATGATATACATGTAATTGTTGTCTGAATCTAAATAAGACAGGAATCATTGCATGGGCGTTATTTCCATCAGGGTTATAACCCCCTTCTAATGTAGAAACATTCTCTCCGAGTAAATAATCTATATAACTTTTTGACATATATATATATATATATAAATAAATTTATTTTTTACTTGAAATAATTTTCTTCGCTTCTTCCACTGTTACTTTATCATTCGGAGCACTATAGAATTTATTCTTATAAATTAGATAAAAGCTCCCATTCTTATGGTTTCTTCCTAATTTAATTTCTGAATTTAAGGCGATTGGATATTTCTTATCCAAATTTTTGGTTGTGTCGTTTTTTCCCCCTCCGTTTACTATCTCTTTCGCTTTTTCTAATGTAATATTCTCATCCATAATGGTATAATATTGTTTATTATGTCCTAAAAATAAGTTTCCTTTCTTAAAATCTTTATATAATTTTATATCATCTCCTAAATCTTTTGGATATTTTAGAAATTGTAAACAAATATCCATTGTTAGATCCTTAACTGGAACCCCTAAATATTTTAATGACTTATATTTAGTTTCTCCTTCTTCTTCCCATTTAATAGCATCACCAAATTTAGTCTTGGTTATGTAATATTGAAATGCTTCATGTGATCCAATTAATTTATCAGTATTAATTGATACTTTAGTTATTTTCTCACCAGAAATCTTAGTAATTTCCGCAATGAGTTGCTTATAAAATGGATCCATAACTTGAATCTTTGTTATTTTACCATTTGCAATATCATCTAACTTCTTCTCCATATTTGCCGTAAATTGGTAATCAACTATATACGGAAAATATGTTTCCATAAATTCTAAAACTTCAAATCCTAAATCTGTTGGAACAAACTTAGTTTTTTCCTTACCATATTGGATATCTTTAGTTTCTTCTTTTAATTCAGTTTTATACCTAAAAGTTTTAACGCTCTTAGTTACTCCATCGATGTTTTTGATTTCTACATATCCTCTTTGTTGAATTTTATCTATAATACTTGCGTATGTTGATGGTCTACCAATTTCCATCTTTTCTAATTGTTTAACTAAATTTGCTTCAGTATATCTTGATGGTGGTTCTTTTATCTTTTCTTGAGAAATTAATTCAGCAAGACTTACTTTTGATTCTTTTTTAATTTCTGTTTTTAATTTATTATCATTTGCTTCTTCTTCAGTTTCATCTCCTAAATCATATACCTTTAAAAATCCTTCAAATTTTAATGTTTCAACATTTCCCACAAACGTATAATTTTTATGAGATTCATTTTTAATATGGATAACAAGAACATCATATAATGCAGGTTTCATTTGTGATGCAACTGTTCTTTTCCAAATTAATGAATATAATCTTTGTTCTTCAGGAAGTCCATCGATTGTTTCATGTTCAAAATGTGTAGGACGGATACATTCGTGAGCTTCTTGAGAAGAAGCAGACTTGGATGCATAATTAATAAATTGATAAAAGTTTTCTCCAAACTTTGTTGAAATTAATTTTTTAACTTCACTGTGTGCTTGTTGAGACATTGTTGGAGAATCAGTTCTCATATAAGTGATATGGCCAGCTTCATACAACTTTTGAGCAACCATCATTGTTTTCTTAACAGGAAAATGAAACTTAGTTGATGCGGTTTGTTGTAAACTAGATGTAATAAATGGTGGAGATGGGTTTTGTGTTCTTGTTTTAGATTCTATTTTGAAAATAGAATATGCTTTTTGAAAACTTTGTATAAGTGTTTTAATATCTTCTGAGTTGGAAGTTTCATATATTTTTGAACCATCATATAGAATTGTTTTAATTGTACTTTTTGAATCTAATTTAAAATTTCCATTTATGTTATAGAATGATCCTTTATTAGAATCTAAGAAATTAAACACTTCATCTTCTTTATCAGCAATGAGACGAACAGCTACAGTTTGTACTCTTCCAACACTTAAACTCTCTTTGTTAATTCTTTTGTATAATTGTTGGGTTAATTTAAATCCTACAATTTGATCAAGTAATGCTCGGGTAACTTGAGCATCAACCATATGAGTATCCATTTTTCTTGGTTTCTTTAATGCATCCAAAATTGCTGCTTTAGTAATTTCGTTGAATGTAACACGATGATAATTATCTTTTAAATTAAGTTCATCACGTATTGATTCCGCGATAGCTTCTCCTTCTCTATCTAAATCAGCACATAAATAGACTTCTGTGCAACCCTTTAAAAGACTTTTTAATTCTTTGACAACTTTCTTTTTATCTTCAATAATTTGATACTTTGGAGTGAATGTTTCGGGATCAAAATAGTCTTTCTTTTCTAATTGTCTGATATGACCAATTGATGCAGTAACTTTATAATCATCTCCAAGAAATGATTGAATCTTTTTTATTTTACCAGGTGATTCCACGATAAATAGTTTCATTATATATTATTATAAAATTTGTCTTATAATATTTTAAAAATCAATTTTTATTTTTTTATATATGAATATATTTCTAATATTAATATATAATGGAAATCGTAATTTTATTTATTAGTGCTGTGTCAATTACTATGATCTTTGGATTATTTTCTTTAATTATGAGCTATAAAAGAATACTTAATAGAATAGAAAATCCACTTTATTTTATTGTAGTACTAGGATTATTATTATTGTCAAATCCTTTAATTGGAATAACAATATTATGTGTATTTCCAATATGTTACAATAATTATGAACAACAATTAATATATCAAATTGAATATCAACATAATATTGAAGAGAACGAAGATGATGATGATGATGATGATGATGATGAAGATGATGAAGATGATGAAGATGATGAAGAGGAACAAAATTATGAAGAGGAAATACACGATAATATGATAGATCCGGATGATGTACTACATGAAAATACTATACCTTCAGATAGTGAAGAACCTCAACAACCTCAACAAAATAATAATCCAGTTGTTGAACATTTAGATGAAAGCATTGAAGATGAATTTAAACGAGATATTGAAGATGATAGAGATTTAAAAAGAAGACGAATTGAATATGAAACGAAAGAATCAGAAGATAATGTTTTAGAAAAAGAATACATATCTGATTTTTTACAATCATGTGGTGCAAAATCAAATGCTCCGGCACCTGCGCCAGTCCCAACACCAATTCCTATGATTGAACGTCCATCGAATCCAAATCAAATTGAGGAACATTCAAATAGATCATCACCAGAATTATGTGAATTACCAGATTTACCAGTATTTTTTAATAGTGGTCCATCAACTGAATTACCACTATTAAGTTTTCAAACATTATCAGAATTAAAAAGTTTACCTGCGTCTCCAACTGAAGAAAAAAATGTTCAAATGGAGGAAAAAGAAATAAAAGAAACAAGAGAGAATCATACACAAATAGTTTCTACAGTTAGTCGGGTAGGATGTGGTGTATCTTGTGCATTATGTATTCTTAAAATATGTTTATGATTTTAGCAACATTTGATGGATCAATATCATTTCCATAAATAAAGAGATTAATATTCTTTTTCAAGAAAAAATCAATTGAAAAATCTTTAATAGCTTTAGGCGTTAATTTATTAATAAAATTAACTGAATCAAAAATATTATTTTTTCTATTATACAAATAATTATATCCATGAAATAACATTATATTATTTGGATTATTAACTTCAAATAAATTATTAGTCTCAAATATTTTTTTAACTTTATTAATTTCTTCTTCTGTTATGTAGGTAGTTTTTAAATTTTTAATAATATTTAAAATTTCAGTTATTGATTCTAAAATTAATGTATTATTGACATTACAATATATATAAAACATACCATATGTACCCTTAAATATAATATATGATGATTCATTTGAATAACTTGCACCTAATTTATTTCTTAAAACTTCAAATAATTTAGATGTTGATCCAGATGATAAATATGTTGATAAAAATTTTATAATAGATTCTTGTTCAAATGTAAGATTATCGAAATAAAAACTTATGTATATGTATGATTGATTTAAATTTTTATTTGGGATAATATATGTATTTGGTTTATTAGATAAAATTTTAAAATTAATGACTGGTTCTTCAATTTTATCTGTTAAAAATGTATATTCTTTAAGATGTTTTTTAATTATATTAATAACTTTATTTTTTGAGAAATTACCAGCAATCACAAATAATGAATTTTTTAATGTATATAATTTTCTAAAATCATTAATATCATTTTTTGTTAAACCAGTGATAGTTTTTTCTGTTCCAATAATTGTTCTTTCTAAAGGAGTTCCTTTAAAAATTTCACTCATTATAAAATCAAATAATGATCTTGTTATATTGTCTTCATTCATTTTACGTTCTTCTAAAATAACACCTTTTTCTAATTCTATTTCATCAACTTCATAAACAGGATTAGAATATAAATCTAATATAATATCTATAATTTCTTCAATATCTTTTTTATTTCCATTTATTTCATAATATGTATGATCTCTTGTTGTTCCTGCATTATAATTTGTTCCTAAATTATCTAAACTTCTTAACAATGTTTTATTTGGACGCTTCTTAGTACTCTTAAACATTAAGTGTTCTAGAAAATGAGCTACACCATTATTATTTTTATTTTCATTCATAGATCCAACATTAATAAACATACCAACAGAAACTATTTGAGAATCCATCATAGGTATCAATAATGTATTTAATCCACTTATTGTATAATTATATATTTTTAACTCCATAAAATATATAATATAAAAAAATCTAGTATAAATAAAAAATCATTATCAGAAGTTATCGATACTCAAAAATTCTAAATTACCCTGAACAACTATCGCATATTCAATTGCTTCAATTGTAGTAATGGAATAATTCGTTATTTCAAATACATCACCAACTGTTGCGCCAAAATATCTAGAAACAGGATCAGAATCTAACATTCTTGGCATTTCTCTTTTCTTATTATCAAAAGTTTTAAAATATTCATCACGTTCGAGTTTTGTTAATAATTTAAATTTAGGTTGTAATACATGTTCAAGAGTATTTGACATTAAATATATCTCTGGGAAAACATATGTTAATGGATATTCATCAAATTGTTTATAGGCTTTCTTAGATAATGATGTAATAATAATGAATTTGTGATATTTAGAATATTTATCTAAAAAGTGTTCTATATCATTACTATCTTTTATAGTTGTAATATTATTATAAATTATTTTAATAGCAATATTCGAGTTTTCATAATTAATATTTACTTCTAGATTATCTCCAATTTTTTTAATAGCATTGTAAAAATTATTATAATCTTTGACTAATTTACGTGTTTGAACCATTTTTGAAATATTCATTAAAATAATCTGCGTTTTTTCATCATTATCATATTCAAGATTCATTATATATAATATATATATATTTCTATATAATATATTTAATTTTCAATTATTTAAAAAAATTATATAAATTGATATATATTAAAAACAATATGGAACAAATACAAAAATTTGTAAGTGAAAATACAGAGGTTATATTAATTGGAATTTTAGGCCTTGTTCTCCTTTATTTATTATGGGATAGACGCGAACGTTTCAATAATGGATTAAGTGTCAAACAATGCGATTTTAACGATCCAAATTTATCAGGAAAATGCAAAGAAATAAGAGATGGATGCGGAGTTTTAAAAGGTTCTGAATTAAAAATGGAAAATGATTTAAAAAAATACTGTAATCCTAAAGCAGAAGGAAAAACTGCCAGAGAAACAATTTCAAGCAGAAGAGATTGTGTAACTGATGTTGAAAGAATAATCAGAGCAAAATACGCCAAGAGCGAATTATGTTCTCAAATAAAAAATATGCCAGGAGTTTCTAAAGATACCCAACTCCGTAACTTAAGTTTAAGTTCCGTACAATCAAATGATTTAAACGCTGGTTATGCAAATGTTAATTTTTAAGAGTCGCTATCACTAATTGAAGCTTCCATTATCTTTTTAAGATTATTATATTTACTTTTATATTCTAATAATTTTAAATCTTTTACATCCGATTTTGTAATTGTTGCTGTTTCAGAACCACCATGTTGTGTTTCATTTGCATTAACATCATTTATAATTCCTTCAATTACATGAATTAATTTATCATCAATTCTTGCATCTTCTTCATCTACTTTAATATTATCAACATTTATGATTTTTATTCTATTAACAAAATTAAGTTTACTGTTATTGAGTTTATATAAATATATACATTTTATACATTCTCCATCTTTATTTTTTAAATCTCTTTTAACATGAATATAACGTGATTCTTTTAGGTTTGTAGGAAATACAACATCATAGGTATCATTAAAATTTACGTTTATTCCACTTTGAATTTCAGAAAATTGAATGCCTTTTTTGGTTAAAATATTTTTGATACTATTATTTGAAGATTCATGTGTACCACCAATATAATTAAAAAATGATTGTAAATTAGAAAACATTAATATATATTTAATTATATAAAAAAAAATTAATATATATATAAAATGCCAGAAGCTCCAGAAATAAGACAATATAGTGATGATTTAAATGATTTCTTTGAAGATCATAAATTAACAGAAATAAAAATATTAGCAGGTAGATATAAAAGACATGGAGTTCCAGATCATTTAAATGAACTTAATAAGCTTCTACCACAAAAGATTAAAGATATAAAAACTAAAGGAAAATTTATTTATGTAATACTTGAAAATAGTTATGTTATTGCTATGACGATGGGACTAAGTGGATTCTTTACAGAAGACGAATTAAAACACAATAATATTGAATTTAAAACTATCAATGGATCAATATTTATGAATGATATGAGAAATTTTGGAACATTAAGTATATTTAAAAATATAGAACAATTACAGAAAAAATTAGATAAGATTGGTCCAGATATTTTCTATATTACTGAAAATCAATTTGTTGAAATAATTAAAAGTGCTCCGTCTGCAAAAATCGGTGAATTTTTAATGAAGCAACAAAAAATAGCAGGAATTGGAAATTACCTTAGAGCTGATATATTATGGTTAAGTAAAATAAGTCCATTTAGAAAAATTAAAGATCTTACTTTACAAGAAATTAAAACTATCTTTATAAATTCTCAAAAACTAATTTGGTATTTCTATGATTATAAACAAGGTATTAAAGATAAAATAATATCAAAAACTGATAAATTTCCAATTGATTATGATAGAGATTTTTTTGCATATGGAGAGAAAAAAGATATACATGGTAATGAAATTAAGACTGATACTTTAGGAAGTAGAACAATTCATTACGTCCCTGATTATCAGAAATAATTATATAAATGTATTATATAATGGAACATTTTAGAAATTACCAAGGTGGTGGAACCCAAGGAGGTGGATCAAGACGTATAGGAGGTAGTGGAATTAGACGTAGTGGTGGAGGTTATAGAAGACCAGTTGTAAGACAAACATCAACAAGTCATACGTTAGGTGGAACTGGTGGAGGTCCTTGGTGGGGTTGGGGATATGGATATTATTGGCCATATTATTATCCATATTTTGAATATAATCCATTTTATATTCCTTACGAAGTAGAAGTGGTAGAAGTTGAAAAAAAGGTTGAAAAAAAAGTAGAAAATTTTGAATCAGTAAAGTATGTATATCCTGAATTTTTGAAATAAAAATCTAATTGTATTTTATAAATGAATACAAAAGATACATATTTAGTTAAAGGTATTTTCGAGAATAGTATACGTTCAATTAATAGACCTGTTAGTGGATTACCAGGATCTCCCATTGAGGGTGCAAGATGTTGTATAAATAATCCATATGTAGGAACTCATCATGAATTACTTAGTTCAGAGCCTGCACCAGTTTCTGGATATGGACTACCTTATTATTCAAGTTTTAGACAAACACATTTATTATCAGATAAAGAAATGTTAGAATTAAATAAAAAGATGGAAAGAGATAATATTAATTTAGAAGATGTATTTGATAGAAAATACAGAGAAAAGAAAGAGAAGAAGAATAGAAAATAATATATATTTTATTGAAATAAAATATATATAATTATATATATAATGATAAGTAATTCCAATAGTCCCAAAAATAAACCAATGGGTCATTATTCTTTATTTGGTGGATTCCAAGTAATTAATGAATCACCAAAAGATTATACTTTAAAAGAAATTAACAATGACGTTAAATTTGTATTATCAAGAAATAAAATTGTACCCCAAGGAAATGAATCAAGATTCGTTAAAAAAGTATCTCCTCCAAGAGAAGCAAGTTTAATTGATATTTACAATACATCTGCAGTAACAGTAGATCAATTAATGGATATTGCAAATAAACAAATACAAAAAATACAAGAGCGTGCTTCAAAAACATTACAAAAAATGAGAAGTACCGCAAGTGCAAAAAAAGCATTATCATCTGCTAAAAATAAAATTTCTGAAATCCAAAAATTAACAGATAACCAAATCAATACAATTAAATCTTTAATTACCAAGGAAAATGCCAAGAAAGCACAATCCTTAATTAAAAAAATTCAATCACGTGCAACAAGTCAAATCGCAAAAATTAAAAAATCACCTGAAGTTAGAAGATTATTAAAACAAATAAGCACTAAAATCAAAGTTGTTAAAGCAGGCGTTAAATCTCCATCTAAATTAAGTGTTAAATCAACATTAAAGAAAATGAAAGCTATTACAAAAAAATCATCTAAGAAATTATCTTCAAAAGTTTCATCAAAGATTTCACCAAAAGTTAAAGCAGCACTCAAAAAATTAAGTCCTAAAGTTATCAAATATCTTAAAAAGTTAGATCTTAAAAAATTAACACCTAAACAAAAGGCATATTTAAAGAAATTTTCACCAGGAGTTATTAAAGCAGCAAGAAAACTTTCATCATCAGTTAAATCATCTTCTAAAAAGTTATCTTCAAAGGTTTCACCAAAAGTTAAAGCAGCAAGAAAACTTTCATCATCAATTAAATCATCTTCTAAAAAGTTATCTTCAAAGGTTTCACCAAAAGTTAAAGCAGCACTCAAGAAATTAAGTCCTAAAGTTATTAAATATCTTAAAAAGTTAGATCTTAATAAATTAACACCTAAACAAAAAGCATATTTAAAGAAATTTTCCCCAGCAGTTATTAAAGCAGCAAGAAAAGTTTCATCATCAGTTAA